CCAGACATTACCCAAAAAGATTTCTTGGTTGCACTAATTAAGCACTTTAACCTTTACTCTGAGGTTACCCCGAACTCGAGGTTAATTCGTATGGAACCAAGAGATTCATTCTACAACTCCGGATACCTGCAAGATTGGACACTGAAACTCGATATTTCTTCAGCAAGGGAAATCGAGAGATCAGACCCACCACTAGAGGTCTTTGCCAGAATGAAAAAAACAGACAACTGGCAAGACAAGATATCTCAAGAAACTACTTCGGATGAATTGGAGTACGGATCTTACAAAACATTCTTGGATAACGGTAAAGATGACACCCAAACCATTCAGTCAGACTTCGGTTCGCTAACACCAGATGCTATGGGCACATTTGAACTTGTTTCTTCACAAAGGCGAAGAGTACAGGCAAGGGAAAACATAGATGGCACTGATTATGTTTGGAATATACCAAACCCATCTCTCTGGTCTGGTTCTGGAGAGGGTGGTGAAATTGCAGGTGTGGGTGCAAGGCAACTCACAGAACAATCTGACATGTACCTTGCTTACAGAGCAGGATTTTTTAAACCATACGCATCGGATCTTACAGCAAGTCCTTTGTATGGACATTTCTATGCACCTGGTGCAACGGGTGTGACTGGTACCTTAACCTCAGCAACCGGGGGTTACATTGCAGATCACCTTTGGTCATTAAGCAGTGTAGGTGGTACTGGTTCCAATGCAGTCGATGTTAACTTCGGTGGTACCAAACTAAGTTACTGGTCAGATGGTGGTAATATCCCACCAGTGTTTGGTAATTACGATACCAACTACGAAAGATACTACGAAGGATTCTACAACAACCTGAATGACCAAAAAATACTAAAAGCAAAGGTAAGATTGGATGCCTCTGACATTGCAAGATTTAGTTTTAGAAACCCCGTGTTCGTTAGATTTCCAAACGGCGATGCTCAGTACTTTATTGTTAACAAGATCGACTACGACCCAACAAGTTTAGCACCAAGTACCGTAGAACTACTAACATTTAACAGAGAAACATTTAACTTCTCTTATTCTCAAGTTGGACCTGAAGGACCTGGACCTGATTATCCAACAGATATAGATGATCTATACCCACCAGATTATAAATTGCCACCAGATCAAGGTGTTGGTGAATTCCCAGGTGATATAGGTGCAGAATTACCTGCACCTTCACCTACACCTCCACCAGGACCTACGGGAGGAACAGGTATAGGAATAGTAATCGCAGCAGCATTTGAATACCCCCCTGACAATCAAGAAACTATTATGTCAGTTACCGCGGGAGGTACAGCAATTCAACCATTCCCAGGTTTTGGAATAACAGGCGGTACCAAAAGGATTAGAACCTTAACCCAAGCGGTTGGGGGAACAGCAGATTACATTTACGCTGGTGGTTATTTCACAGAAGTAAACGGTACATCACAACAAGGATTACTCAGATTCTTTGAAGATGGATCGCTAGATACCTCCTGGACAACTGGTATAGACAACACATCTCCTTTCACTCCGATTATTGTAGATTCAGATGCTGGACCTACAGGTTCGGTATACATTGTAGGTGGATTTGATCGCATTCAGGGTGGTTCAACAGGCGCTATCCAATCTATAGCACATCTAAATGCAGATGGCACAGTAAACACTTCATTTGATACTTGGGGTAAAGTACTTGCAACTGGACCTGGATCTAACCCATATTACTTGGAGACAATTGCTTATGACAGTACAAACTCTAAAGTGTATATTGGATCCCCATATGAAACACAATACGATGGCACTGGAGTTGGTCATATGTTTAGACTAAACACTGACGGTTCGTTAGATGGTGCATTTGATACCATCGGTACATTCACGGATCCATCCGATGTTATTATTCGGAACATTCATTTTGGAGCAACAGGCATTTACGTTGCTGGTAGATTCAAGAACGCTGGTGGTGTAACTGGAGCGTCAAACGCTGCAAGACTTGCATATGATGGTACTGTAGATGCCTCTTTCATACCTGGTATAACATTTGGTAGCAGCGAACAGATTTTATCCGTATATGAAGAAGGCAGCACTGTATGGTTATCTGGTGCACAAGACACTGCAGGTTCTACAGTTTGGAAAACGAATCTTTCCGGAACACGAGACGCTACATTTGCTTACAATGTACCAAGTGCTTACACCCCTGCTGCAATACCAAGTGCATCCTACCTATACATAAACACGTCTCAGTTAACTGGGACAACAGGAGGAGTATACCAATTGAACAAAACAACCGGTGCACGAACTTGGTCTGAACTACAACTATATTCAGGAACGCAAAGTGATATGATACTTTTAACCGGTGCATAGAAAAATAACAAGTAATAATACTTAAGAGTATGGCAGACGCTAATATTAGGATTAACATAGACGATGCATCGTTAGGTCAGTTAAACTCCGAACTGGAAAGACTGAATCAGGAGATTCAGGATGTACCCAGAAATTCGAAAGAGTTTGAAAAACTTTCTGCATCTATTCGCAAATTAAAAGGCGAAGTCGAAAAGACTGAAGTTGCATTTAATGCCATTGACCCAGCAGGACTTGCAGGGGAACTAGGAGCATTGGGTGCTGCAGTTGGTGCAGTTGGCGTTGCATTCTCGTCTTTTGGTGGAGACAACGAAGAACTGCAAGCAGCACTTGAAAAGACAAACGCCATTATAGGACTTGCAGCAGTCGCAGAACAAGTCGCCAATGTAACCCGTAAGGAATCACAAGTTCGTTTAGCAGCGACCACCGTAGCAACCAATTTGGCATCTGCAGCACAGGCAGCATACACAGCAGTTATTGGTACTTCAACCGGAGCACTTAAACTTTTCAGATTAGCACTGGTTTCTACCGGTATTGGTGCCATTGTAGTAGCAGTTGGCTTACTTATCGCCAACTGGGATAAACTAACTTCTGCGGTTACCAACTTTGTAGATAAGTCAGAGGGTCTAACAAAACTCTTCGACTTTATACGCAATATTATTCCAGCGGTTACCGGTGCCATTAAAGCATTCTTTACACAATTTACGGAGATCGCTGGTTCTATAGGTAAGATCTTAAAAGGCATTTTCACACTTGATCTAGATGCTATAAAAGAAGGTGTTAACCAAGCAACTACAATTCTTAAAGAAGGTGCGGTTAACGGTATTAAAGAGGCAGAGGCAGAAAGACGTAAGCAAGCAGAAATTGAAAGACGTGAAAATCTGCAGGGTGAACTTGATTACCAAGCAAAAGTACTGGCAGCACAGGGTGCTGGTTATAAAGAACAGTATGACGCTAAAAGAAAAGCGTTGGAGAACCAACTGGAACTTACTCGCCTTGCCAATGGAGAAGAATCCCAAGAGTACAAAGATCTATACGTAGAACTTCTAAAACTTAATACTGATTACAACAACAAGGTAGAGCAGGAGGAAAATAAGGCAACACAGGATCGAATTAAGCGTGCCCAAGAACGTAGGAAAGCATTGCTTGCAGCAGAACTTGGATTGGTTAACACAAGAAACGAAGTGCTTAACCTTGATTATGAAGAAAGACTAAAGGTTATAGATGCCAACGAAACTGCAGAACGTAGAACCATTCAAGAAACTGCAAAAAGCAGACAGGAAATTCAAGAAAGGTCAGCAACAGCAGATTTGAAGTTTGGTGCTGAAAGAGTACGTCTTGTACAAGAAATCGAGCAAAAACAACTTGAAGAACTGCAAAAAGGTACTGAAGAACAACTTGCAGAACTACAACGAAGAGCAGAACTTGTAGGAGATGATGCTGCAGCAGCACGTATTCAACAGCAAATCCAAGATATCCAAACAGCGGCAGCAGCGGATAATGCCAGAATTACCAACGAGGCAAAAGCAAGACTGAAAGCACTGTTGGAAGAAGGCAAAGTTAGTCAAGAAATTTATGCCCAGGCACTTGCCGAAATTGAGGCGTTGGGTACACAAGCAGCAACTGAATTAACTAAAGCAACCGGTGAAGCAGCAACAGGAGCAGCACAAACAACTTCAGATACTTTAACAGGAATTCTTGAGGATGAACTGGCAGGTAAAATTGCTGCTATCAAAACCCTAATAGCACAAGAAAATTTAAAAATACTACAATCAGAAGAGGGTGCTGCAGAATCGTCTTTAGCAAATATTGCTAAATTCGAGCAGGATATACTTGAGTTAAAAAAACAGAATGCACAGGCAAGAGCAGATGCTGCTAAAGAAGGTAGTAGGGAAGAAGCAGAGGCATTACAAGAAGTTGCAGAACTTACTGTAGAAATTGAAAAGAAAAAACAAGAAGAGATAGACCGTACTTCTGAAACGTTTGAAGAACAAGCACAAGGTTTACTCGAATCTGCTGAGAATATTGCTCAATATGCAGATCTTTACTTGGATGCATTTGGTTCTATAATTGCATTCAACGAGGCAAAACTTGGTGCACTTGAATCCCAAAACCAAAGGGAACTGGATGCTGTAACAGCAAGATATGACGCTGAGGTAGAGGCAGCAGAGGCAGCAGGTAGATCTACAGTTGAAATAGAGGCACGCAAAGAATCAGAACTTGCTCGTATCCAAGCACAAGCAGCACGTAAAGAAGCTGACCTCAGAATCAAGATTGCAAAACAAAACTTTGCACTAACCGTAGGTCAATCGGTAGCAAATGCATCTCTGGCAATCATCAGGGCATTTGCAGAACTTGGACCAATTGGAGGTTCTATAGCAGCGGCAGCAATTGGTACTACTACTGGGTTTGAAATTGCAGCAGCAAAAACCGCTAGGGACCAAGCAATTGCAGAGGCAAGAGCAGCAGCAGGACAAGTTTCAGCACAAATTGATTCTCGTACAACATTTGCAGAAGGTGGTTATGTTTCTGGTCCTGGTACAGGCACATCAGATTCTATACCTGCCAGACTTTCCAACGGAGAGTATGTTATCAACGCAGCATCTACTGCACGTTTCCTTCCGTTGTTAGAACAGATAAATAATACACCAAGAAACTTCGCCAATGGTGGTTTAGCAACCTCAGGTCCAGACTTAACCGAGATTCTGGCAAGAATTGAACGAAGATTGGCAACTCCACCTAAAGCATATGTGGTGGCAACTGAAATACAAGATGGACTTGACACTGAAGAGTACCTACAAAGAAGAGCAACATTAACCTAAAATTATGTTTAAATCCGTACACAAAATTATCGAACTAATGATCTCCGAAGAGGATGAGGCAATGCTTGAATCCATATCTTTGGTAGACAAACCAGCAATTGAAAGGGACTTTATGTTCTTTTCTAAAATGGAATCCAAACCATATGTGTTTGAAGAAGAGGGGGACCAAAGAATAATTGTAGGTCCGTCCATGGTCCCTGAAATGCGCATTCCAAGAATGGAAAATGGTGAAATCTACTATGTATATTTTACCAAAGAAACTATTGCCAAAGCAGCAGAACTTTTCTTAAAGCACAACCGAGCATCTGCACAAAACACCGACCATAAAGACAACTTTACAGAAGATGTTTATGTAATGGAATCTTGGATCATCGAAGACGAGTACGATAAGACTTATCGCAAATATGGTTTTGACAACCTGCCAGTTGGCACCTGGATGGTCAAGATGAGAGTTAATGACGATAAGATCTGGAAAGAGGTTAAGGAAGGTAAGTACAAAGGCTTTTCAGTACAAGGGGATTTCATACTTGGTCAAGAGAAATACGAAAAAGCATTTGCTAAGCACAAACGTAAGTATAAGAACGTACGCAACAAATGGAAAAAGTTGTATAAGGGTTTAAGCAACGACGAAAAAATGCAATTGGATGAAATTCTATTTCTGGTGGAAATGGAACAGTTTGATGTGTTTGAAACCCCAGAAGGTGCAATGGCAAGATCCAAAGAACTTGGACTGAAAGGTGCTATACACTCACACTACGACGAAGATCTTAAAATTATAGTTTACATGCCTGGTGGAGACCATGAAGAATACGAAAATCTGATGGAAGAAATGGAATCCAAAGAGGAAGAAATGGGGGGTCTGGATGTAACAGGGTTACCAGATTATGTTAGCGAAGGAGCAACCGGTGGTTTATCATCCAGACCTCTTTCCCAAGAAAAATTTGTAACAGTGAATCCTGGCGAAAGCAAAGAAGACTATATCGGTCGTTGTATGTCATCTCTACAGGGTGAATTTCCAGACCAAGAACAAAGATATGCAGTTTGCATAACAGAATGGCAAGGCAGTGCACAACTTGAAGAAAAGTTTAAGTCATATTCAGTATTTGAAAAGCGTGTGATTTCAGATTTCTTAAGAGATATCACACAACAGTACGGACTACGTTATTTTGCAGCAGTGGAGGATCTAGAGGTCGGGGATTCAGTTTCCTGGTCCACAGGTGGACAAAATCCAAGGGGTAAAATAATTGATATAGTTCGTGAAGGAAGTAAATCGGTTCCTGGTGCAGATTTTGAAATCTCCGGGACTCCAGATAACCCCGGTTACCTTATCCGCGTTTATGAGGAAGATGCTGAAGGAGAATGGAAAAGAACAGACACGGTAGTCGGTAGGAAAGCAGGTTCACTTCTTAAGAACGTAGATCCTTTATAACTATGGGATGTGGTTGTGGCAAACCCCAAACCTCTTACATCAACAAGGAAGTTATGTTTAAGGGAGATTGGTACAAAGTCCATACCGAAGATCGTATTGCAGGCAATCTTGGTATAATTTATAAAGGAATCCTTACTTGGATCCGTCCGAGTCGTGTAGAGGGGATACGCTAAAAAGGGAAAAAAACCCACAAAATATACTTAACCATACAAACAAAAATAATTAGTACAACAACTATGAACGTTCTACAAAAAATTCGTGAAGTACTAAGGTCTTATTCATTTGAGTCCTTGGAATTGCGTGATGGAGGAATGATCAAGACAGATACTGAATCTCTCGAAGTTGGATCCATGGTACTTGTTTCGACTCCAGATGGAGACATGCCAGCGCCGGCAGGCGAGCATGTTCTTGCTGATGGTCGTTCAATCATGGTCGACGAAGAAGGTAAAGTAACTGAGGTCAAAGAATCCGATGCACCCACCGCTGAAGAGGCAGAAATGTCGGAAGAGGCAGCAGCAGAAGTAGGAGAAGTAAGGGAAGAAATCGTTGAAGAGGCAAAAGATGCTATTGACGAGGCAACTCCTGAAGATGTAACTCCTGAAGATGCTCAAGCAATCGCAGAAGAGATTGTGAGCATTGTAGAAGATAAAGTTGCCGAGGCAACTATGGAGATGAAAAAGAAAATGGATGAAATGTCCAGCATTCTTTCTGAGATCCAATCTTCACAAGAAGAATTCGCTAAAGATTACAGCGAGTTTAAAAAAGCACCATCTGCTAAGACCATTTCACAAACCTCTTTCTCTGCTGAAGGAGAAGTTGATATGATTGCGGCACGCATCGAGCGCATTAAAGCACTTCGTAACAAATAAACAACAACAAAAAAAGACAAACACTATGAAAAAGTCATTTGATTTTAATTATGTAGTTTCAGGTCTTGCTGATTACACGAACCAACAATCTTTGGATTTGATCTCTCGTGCAATTTTAGCAGACCCAACAGCAAACTACGTTCAGGTTATGCCGGGCGTTAAATCTGCCGAGGATATCCACACTATCGAATCAGCAATGAACGTACAAACTGGCTCTGCTGGTTTCGGAGCATCTGGTTCTACCACACTTGGAAAAGTAACTCTTTCCGTAAACAAGTGTAAGGTTAATGAGATTTTAGACTCATACGCACTTGAGTCTAAATACACCCAGTTGGCTTTGAACCCAGGTTCAATCCTAACTGAAGTTCCATTCGAACAATATTTGAGTGAAGAAA